TGATATGAAGCAAACATATAATAGTCACTTTGTGCAAACCAGATTAGCATTGGTGTTAAGTAGTCGTTTAGGAGTGTTTTATATACTGCATTACCAGAATCATCAATAGTATCATTTATTATTAATGTTGATATTTTATTATATAGTTTAGTTCCTAAATAATTCTGAATATGAATGTCCTGAGCTACTTCAATAAACTGAATAAATTTATCAGCATCTACAGCACCTCCAATTATGGATTTTCTTCTTAAATCATCAGTCGTTATGAATAGTGCTTTCATCTTTTTTCTTTTTAAATATTGATTTAACTCTTTCTATGGCAGATAATTTTTCCCCAGTCTCTTCTTCTCTTTTGATTTTAGTCTCAATGTTATCAAGTTCAGTAAACTCAATTGGCTGAAGAGTTACAAAATAAAGATTTAAATATATGCCGTTAAACTCTAAAAGCTTATTAAAGCATTCTAAGAGCTGTTCTTGGAATGGCCTAATAACTATGTTGTCCATAAGGATAGAAGCTGTTCTAAGCTCTTCTGCGTTATTCCCAAAGCCTGTATTGTCTTTAATACCAAGCAATATTGGCGATACAATTCTATGGCCCAACATTATCTTTTCTCTAGCCTCATCTGCTAAGAACTGATATTGTGCGTGAGCATCTGGTAAATGTATTGGTTCTATATCTGCTTTTCTTTCTGGATCTTCATTAAAGGCTAATATAAATTTACCTGAATTAGAAGTTCCTCCAAATTTATCCTGGATCTTACCTTCTATTAATTGCTGAGCTTCTTCATCCGGAACACCATTATTAAAATTAATAAGTAAACTTGGCTGTAAACCATTTTTAATATTATTAATATGATAATTAGATACTTCTTCTTCTAAAGAAGAGTACTGTAAGGATCCGTGATAATCAACTGGAGCATAGTAATAGAATCCAGACCTATAAGGTTTAATGACGTAAAGCTCTCTGTATTCGCTTTTACTTCCGTAACCAAAAGCAGGAATCCTTTTAGGTTTATCGCTTGTTTTCATATCAGCCCATTTAGGATGATAGTAGTAAGCTTTTATTTGTCCTTTATCTGCTTTTTCAGCTCTAATAGTTTCCATTGGAAAATGAGTAACACTCGTTATAGCCGTTTTAGATTTATTATAAACAATTTGCATTGCAGCCTGTCCAAGTAATTTATAGTCATTTACGATTCTTTTTACCTGGTCTCCTTTTACAAGGTCTTTCATTCTAGCATACATTTCAGGTTTCTCCTGATTATCTGTAGCATCTATACCTCTACCGTAGATCATATCTACAATACCATTTATACAACAGGAATTTGTTGGACTACTTAAGTAAAGGTTTATTAAGTTGTCAAAATAATCATTGTTTTCTCCATAAGTTACCCACTCTTTATTATAATGTTCTTTTATTTCTGGTGTAGTATAACCCTGTAGATTAACAACTCTAATATTATTTTTATATGTTTTCTTTCTACTCATATTATATTGTTATATATTTTTGTCCTGAAGGGGAAGCGGTATGCTCATCATACTTTCCTGTGTTTAATGTATGAGGAATAGTTCTGTCTGTTTGAGCTGTACAATATGCCTTATCTCTGTATAATAAACTTCCTGATCTTGTAACCTCTATATAATACATTTTACTTTCAGATAAAATACTAAAAGTACAAGGTATTTCTATAAAGTTTCCACTATACGTTGCTGTTAGGCCTGTTAGTGTTTCTGTTTTTCTAGTACCATCTTCGGTAATTTTCAACTGTACATTACTGTCTTCTAAGTAAGATCTAGGTACAATTTTAATTGTTTGTGAAGTTGATATCGGTAATAGTATTATCATATATAGATAATCAAAAAAAACCTATTCTGTTTTAAATAAAAAAGCCCCACTAAAAAGTGAGGCTTTTATACAAATTAAGGATTGATTAGTTTCCTCCTCCTGGTATTCCTGATGGATCATCATCAACATCTACATCACTAGCAACTCCAGGTACAACAGTAATTGTACTTGAGTCTCCTAAAGTTAATTCAGTATCTGTTTCAGCAGAAACTGAAATAAAGTTAGCAGGTTGTCTTTCTTGAGCAGATAAAGTTAAATTGTATCCACTTAGATCTCCCATTGCAGATCCAGTAGAAATAGTTCCACCAGTTACATCAGCTCCGTGTTCATTACCTACATAGAAATAATTATCGTTATTATCTTTTACAATAATGTGTGGTCTTCCAAAAGACAATAATTTAATTTCTTTATGGTCTTTTAGTGTTAATTTAGGTAAAACTAATGTTAGAACTTGCTCAAAGAATGTTCCTCCAGTATCAGTAGAAGAATTAATTGTTTGTTCTAAATTAGAATTGCCTTTAAGATCGTATCTGTAAGCAGAAAGTCCAGATCCAAGCCCATCAATTTCATCTGCATTACTACCATCATAAGTAACGTCAGTTGTACCATAGTTAATGAAATAAACGGCTTTTATACCTCCTACTGAGTCCTTACACGGTCTTTGTCTTCCTTGTGTTAAATCGCAACTCATATTATTATTTTTTTATATTAAAAAGGCGGCGTTAGCCGCCCTTTTGTTAAACATCTATTTTATTTATTATGCTAGTGTAAGTAATGCTAAGTCACTTCCAATACCATATTGAACTCCACTTGTAAATCTCATAACTATTCTTACGTTTTGAGATCCATCAAGATCAGCCATATCGATAACTTTTACTTCGTTGTGATCAGATAATAATCCTGTTCCAAAGAATAAGTTAGATTTTTCACCTGCAACAATGTGATCAATTGGCATACCTGGAGTATAAACAACTTCGATACCTTCAAAAGATAATGAAGCATTGTTGTTATACCATTGGTTTCCTTCAGCCTTGTAACCAGCAGCACCTAATCCGTTAGCACCATACCCACCTAAGTGTCTGATGTAAGCTTGGTAAGCAACTGGTGGTACAAATAATTTTAAATCTTCTTTTCCGTAAACTGCGTTAGGAATAGAGTCAACAACGTTACTTAATAAAGAAACAATATTAGAAGAAGTAAATGAAGTTTCAGATCCGTTAGAAGCATCGTTAACGTCTCCATCAGCTCCCATAAGAACTGTAAATCCGTCAAATTCACCAGCGTTTCCGTTTACACCGCCCCAAATATTTTGCTCAGTTTTCTCAGCAACTTTAGAAGCAACGTGAGAAATTAGGAAGTCACTAAATTTAGGAGGTAATTTATCAAATGAAGAATATCCCATTTGAATAGCTTCCCAGTCAGATCTAAAGTCTTTTTTACAAAGCTCTATGTTTACTTGGAATTCTTCTGGTTGAAGGATTCTTTCAGTTAATGTAATTGCGCCTGTGTCTGTAAAATCACAAGAAGCATCTTTAATTAAGTTTGCGTCTGTTGCAACTTTCTTAATTACTTCTTTGTATTTTACATTTGGTTTAATCTCAATGCTTCCTTTGTCAAGTGTAGCACCTGATAATAAAGCAGCAGAAATGTACTTACCTGCAAATTCGCCAGCATAAGTACTTGTAATTGATGTAGTAGTAGCCATTTTTTATTTATTTAATTTTAATTATTTACGATATTTTACTTAGAACTCTATCCATTAGAGTTCTAGTTCTATTTTGAGCATAAAGATTTAAACTCTTTTTCTCTACAGAAGATTCAGGATCGTGTGCGATCGGTTCAACTGCTGGTTCTTGAGAAGATAATTGTTCTGGAACTTCAGGCATATCTTCTTGCATTTTAAGACTATCTATTAAGGCTTTCATTTCTGCCATACCTTTTTCTAGATCTTCTTTTGTTGCGTATTTAGACATAGGATCTTCTTTTACCTTTTCAATAATTTCACCCTCTTCTAATTCTTTTTTGTCACCATAAGAAGCATCAACTTCTTCAGATAATTGAGTTTCTGATTCAGTATTTTCTACTTCTTTGACTTCTTCACTTAAAACAACTTCTTGTTCTTTTACTTCTATTTCAGAAGCTTCACTTTTTACCTCCATTTCAGGGGCTTTAGAACTGTCTTCTTCACTAAGAAGGACGTTCTTGAATTTTTCTACGATTTCACTTGCTTTCATAATAAAATTTTATATATAGTTAATTAATTAGTTACCTGTCTGTTGTATTTTTGGTTAGTTAGCAGCATTACAAGCATCACAATCATCATATAAAGTAGCTGACTCTATATGATGTTGTCCGCTAGCAGAAACATTGAGTACAGTATAACAATTGCTGTGACCTGAATTCTCAAACTCTAAATAGTACACGTTACCAACTACAAGTTGGGTATCGTGTAAATGAATCTCTTTCTTCATATTATGACCACATCTTTGTACCCTATAATAGTACTCATCTCCAGAAGGACTTTCTCCTTTTGTTTTACCTATTCCTTGAGCCTGTAATGATCCATCACAACACTTTATTGAATAAGTACCATTAGCACATAAACATCCTCTTCTATTAGATCTTGGAGTTGCTCTTCCTGGAGTTTTAAATCTTTTTATCATTTTTTACTGCTTTTAGGATGTTTAGTTGGTAATAAATCATAATCAGTAGTATATTTAGCATTTTCTGGTCTTCCATTTCTTACTAAATACATAAAAGCATTTACTCTAGCGTGCGCCCATTGTGAAGGTGATTTTACATTTGGTGAATGACTTGTGTTGAATGCACCAAGTCCTCTTTGGAATACAGAAGCCAGCATACCAACAGTTATACCATAACCTAACTTTTCTTTATACTTTTTATTAAATTCATCAGCCTTTTTATTGAGCGAAGCTCTATCTTTAGCAGATACTTTTGCTCCTGTTTTTCCTGAAGCATCTCCCTTTGCTGTTCCTTTTCCTTTTGGATTCTTATTAGGCGTATCAGACTTAGGGGCCTTAGGGCTTTTTCTTATGCCTCCTTTTGGGCCTACTTCAGCTAACTTGTGTTGTTCACAAGGCATATACCAAATTTTACCTTCAAAATCGTGTTCGTGAGATCCTTTACACCCTAGATCTAAAGCAGCACTTTCAGCCGCTTCTTTACTAGAATAAGCTAATCTATTATTTATTATTGCAAATTCTTCGTCTACTGTTACAGATTTTAATTCTAATTCGCCAAGTTCTCTTAACTTGCCTCTTGACCAATTTAATCCGGCTTTACCTCCCCATAATAAATAAGATATAGTTCCACAAGCTTTGCTATCACTAGGATCATAATAAGTTTCTGCTCTACTTAAATAACTATACATTCTTTTTATAGTAGATACAGAAAGTTTCTCTCCTCTTGCTAATTGTTGCGCTCTAACTTTCCCTACGGAAGTAGCGCATTTATTATTTACTTTCTTGTTAAGTTCAATACCTCTTTTAGCATTGTTTCTAACTCCAGATCCATAGTCACTATAAGTAGCCATATCTACTTCTAATATATCAGTTAATTCTTCTATAATAGATAAAGCTTGTAACTCTTGATCTTGTTCATACTTAATTGCATCTATAAAATGACCTTCAATAGAAAACCCTTTTACCTTACCAGACTTAACATAATTATTCCATACATCATCATTATTTACTTTCATAGATACCATCCAAGTACCTACAGGCAAATTAAACCCATACTTATTAGACTTGTCTTGTTTCTCATCTTCTATTATCCAAGACTCGACAACGGAAAGCCCATTAAGTTTAATCTCGTGTTCTAAAGTAGAATTATTTTGATTACCTTTAGTCAAGAAAAGCTCTGAGGCTTTCTTGACGGTGTCTTCACTAAAATAAATAAAATATTCTTGTTCACCGAACTTTCTAAATATCTTTTTATTAGGTATTAAAGCTGGCCCCATTATTATTTTTTTATCCTTGTCTACTTCAGCTAATTTTACCTCTTGAGACTTAAGAGCAATAAAATCTTCTTCTATTGCAGGGTTATCAACTATTGATATTGCCTGTATCCCGGCAATATCACTTTCTTCGTCGATAATTAATTCTATTATTTGTGCTTCTTCCATAATAAGTAAATCTTTTTTTTAGTATTTTGTTTTTATCCTATAGCAGAACCTGTTATAATATTTCTGTCTAATTCTTGTGCTGTAGTTATATCATTACTGACTACAAAAGCTTTTACTGGTTCACCTGTTCTTTGAGCCACAGTTTCAGCTAATTGCATTTGAGTTCCTGTGCCTACTATGTTGAATACGGGTTCTTGTTGTGCTGGCGCTCCTGCTCCTCCTCCAGAAATACCTCCTGCTCCAGAAGGAACACTTGTTGCTGTAGGTACAAATTTAGTGCTTGCTATTGCGGCAATTTGAGCCGCCCCTAAAACACCTATTGCTATTGCAGCAATACTTTTCTTTATAAAGCCGCCTTCTTCTCTTCTTAACACATCACTTACAGCAAGAGCTGTATTTATAGCAGCTTGAGCTATAGCAAATGCTTTCTGTAACCTAAAGTTTCTTTCAGCTATTTCATCTCTTCTCTTTTGTAATGCCAATTCATTAGCTTCTATTTGTTTATTTATTTTTTCCCTTTCTTTAGCAGATAAATTCTCATTTCTTAGTCTTTCTTTTAATTCATTGTTAAGCATTGTTGTTTTTCTTTCTTCTCTAGATAATTCAGCATCACTTAACATTGCCATAGTATCAGACATACCATTAATAAGTTCTTGAACTTCTGATAAAGCTTGTTGTAGTTCGGAATTACGAAGCTCTTTTCTTTTTTGTGCAAAGAAGTCTAATATTTTTTGCTTCTCTGTTTCTATATCTATAACGTTTTCTAATCCTTGAGTCAGAATTCCAAATTGTTCAAGTGCTGATTGTTCCTGTATATCTATTATTTGAGATTCTGTTAATGAAGTAAATTGAGTTCTGAATCTATTAAAATCAACTATTTGATCAATAAATTGATCAGCATCAAAAGCATCTTCTCTAAGCTCAGGGATTAATAAAGTTTTATCAAGTAATTGTCTTAATTCTTCTATGTCTTTTAGCGATTGAAAGAACTCTTTATTAGCTTGAGTTAAGTCATCGGTTACTTCAATTTCTTGCTCTGTAAAATCAATAGCATCTTGTGAGTATTTTTTCCTTATTTCATTACTTTCTAATATAATCTTATTTAATGATTTTTGTAATTTATTTCTTTCGTGTAAGACCTTGCCTTCAGCATCAATACCCTTTTTTCTATTTTCAACCAATGCTTTCTCTACCTTAGTTTGTGTTTCTTGATTTTGTAATAGTGTGCGAAAGTCATTAATTAATTGGTTTACAGATTCATCTGACAAATCCGTTAAATTTTCAAACATTTTATTGAATTCTGAAAATTCCGTCCTTAATACTTCAACAGTATTCCTTAATTCTTCTCCAGTTTCTTTTATTCTTCTTTTTATAACAACCCCATTTCTTCTCCTAATGTATTCAATTTGACCTTCCTGATAAGCTAATTCTTTTAATCTCTGTGTTTGAGTTGCAATAGCATCTGACAAATCATCTGTTGCTTCTTCAGCTTTTTTAGTTGAGCCTGCAAAATAATCTAAAGCAGCAAGAACAGCTTGAAAAGCCAGTATAAGTCCTAACGGGCCTTTTAATTGGTTTCCTAATAAAGCAAAAGCATTTTTAGCACTATCTGTTTTAGATATTAATGTTACAAATAAAGTGGACAATTGAGAAAGGTTGTTCGCCACACCTCTGATTCCATAAGGTAAATCAGATAGAGTTCTACCAACCTCCGTTAAAGTTGCTCCCGCTAAACCAGCATTAGATATTAAGTCCTCATTTACTTTTACGTTTTTTATTGTAGATCCAGATAGTACATCTATTTTACCCTGAACCTCTATAATTCTTTTTTGGTATTTGTTAAATTCTTGTGCTGTTCTAGAAGTTGCTTTTTGTTGAGCTATTAATGCATTTCTTTGCTGCATTAAATCACCAACAGATCCTTTCATTGGCCCGCTTATAGCGTTTTGAGCATCTTTAAGTTTCTGTATTTCTTCAGTTTGCGCTCTATATTGCTCATTTGTTTTAGCAGTTTTATCTCTTAACTCTTCTAAAGCTCTTATTTGTTCAGAATATCCCTTTACAGTTCCCTGAGAAGTAGCATTCATTTCGGCTAATGCATTTTTAGCTGTCTTTATGGTGTTTTCTAAGGTATCAAAAGAATTCTGTAAGCCATCAATTTTAGCTCTTACTTGATTGTCTTGTATTTGTATTTCAATAAGGAGATTCTGTGCCATTAGTATTTTATATTAAATCGTTTTCTTTTATTTATTGCTTCTTTAATAGTTTCAGGAGCTTCATATTTACCCTTTGCTATATCTATATAAGGTGAAACCTTATAATAATCATCTAATTTCAGTAAGTCTAGTATATTCTTTAACATTAAAAATCATTTAGTAACTCAATTTCACTTTTACCGTTCTTCATATTAGTGGTTATTGAGTTTATTTTATATTTTTTTTCATTTATTATTAATCTGTCGGCCAAAGTAAGCTTTATAAGCAGTTTAGCAGGCAGAAAAGCAGATATCTTAGTCAATCTATTCTTAGAGTCAAAAACATCGCTTATATACGTCTTATAATACGTTTCAAACAATGTATTTTCAAGTTCTACATTATTATATTCATCTGGTTCTGATTCAAAGTTTAATGTTTGAGCATCTACACTTAAATCTGTAGTGTTTGCAGGTATTATATAGTTAGCACTTCCAGCAACTGTAGTTGTGGAAGTTCTCATTCCTAAAATATCACCTCCTGTTATTCTTATAGGATAAAACAGTATAGGTTTACCTATAAACGATTCTTGATCATCATCAGCACACCATCCCCATTGTATATCTGTTGGAGTAGCACCAGAACTATCGTTTAGATCATATAATTTTTCAAACTTCATATGTTCAAAAGGAACTGACAAATTAAAAGTAGGCCCATCTAGCTTTTCTACAGCACCAAATTTTATAGTACCCCATTCTTTATTGAATAACTGTTCGTGAGTAGCTGCAAAAAATGTTTCTCTACCTTCAAATCTAAAATCTATTTGTTTGTATGGTAAAGAAGTATTTATCTGAGATTTTGTTATGTCAACATAATCTGTTATATCGTATTCAAGACCTGTAGAGTAAAAATCATCTAAAGTCTGTACTTTAATTGTTCCATCATCCTCTACATATGCTGTTAAATTAAATATTTTAAATATACCAGTAAGAAAGTCTATGACTTTCATTTCTGGAATCTCTCTAGATATTATAAATTCAAATATTGCATCTATATCAAACTCAGAGACATCAAATGTATGAGACTCAGGAACCAGTAAATCTGCAAATTCCCAATCTACTGCATTTTCTACTCCTGATTCTCCAAAAGTAAATTGTTCACTAACAGTAATTAGAATCTTATAAGTACCATTACTCAATCTCATATCTAATTGTAAATCACTATTGGTTGCTGAGCCTGAAGCAAAATCATTCCCGTCCTTTGTCACTAAAACATTATAAGTACCTGAATAGCCACTATTCGGTCTAACGGTTAATGTAGTTACTAATTTATTAGTTGTTGTATGTCCGGTAACTATTATATTTTGACCTTGGGCAGAAACATTAGTCATAGTAGTATCTAAACCAAATTCTACAAATTCAGAATAACTAGGTAAACTAACAGGATCTTCTATTCCTCCCTTTTTTCTATGAAGCCATAAAAATAAATTATAATAAGGTTCATTTGTTGTATTAAAGAAATCATCAGAAAATTTTAGACGGTTTGTTTCAGTAGTATATTTAGATTCTATAGCTTCTATAATTTTATGAACTCTTAATGCATATTTTAATTCTGTTAATAATAAACCTTGTAGTCCAGAAGCATTATAATGAACATTGTCTATTTTTTTACCTAAAGTTGTTGAAGCTTCAGGATCTAAGTTTGTAGATCCATTATAAGCAGAAGGATCGCTAGCATCATAAATAAGTCTTCTAGTGTGAGTAATTAAAGGAGCTATAACATCACTTATTGGAGCAACAAGCTTACCTCTTAATTGAGTTGTAGAATATGTTTGATTATAATCTTCTAATTCTGTATCTAGATTAGATAAATCATCATCTCCTAATAAAGTACTTAAGTTTACTGTATCACCAAAGAAAGTTACCTTATATGTATAAGGTTTATTGTTTTTCATATCAACACCATCTAATCTTATTTTACCTTTCTTAAATGGCATATGATTAAGTTCAATGATAGCATCCCTTCTTTTTCTTGCGTCAAAGTCACTAATTAAATTATTATCTGCATTAACAATATCTGAATTATAATAATGTTTGAATAATTTATTATTAGTAGATGAAGCTGGTAAATTAAAAGTTTTAGTAAAATCAGTAAAAACTTTAGAAATGTCTTTTACGTTCTGGATGGTCTGTGTGATAGACACAGACTCATCCTTAAACATATCAACTCTTTTATGTGAGCCATCATTATCTAATATGAATAATTGTATTGTAAACATTATCTAATATTTTGTATTTTATCAAATGCTAATTCAAACTCTATAGTGTAATTTATTAATTTATTATTTACACCTGTCTTCTCTTCTATTGAGCTACTTTTTATAACTACAGGAAAGATAGTAGAATTACTATTACCTATTCCTTTATCTACCCAAATCTGTTGACTTAATAATAATTCTTTTATAGGATCATTAATGTCTTCTGATAAAAAGTCTGTGTTTAATATTAAGCTTTCATTACCTTGAATATCTATTCTTTGTTTTTGAGCTTTATAAGTATCGTAGCTAAAATCACTTAAGTTAAAATTAACTGTACTTCTTTTATATTTATCAGAAGTAGTTTCCATACTTACACTAGATTTTTTGTTAAATATAATATCCTGGAGAACACCATATCTATTATAGAATATAACTCTATAAGGAGTATACTTTATGTTACAAAGCTCCTTAAGTTCTATTGTTTGAGTTAAAGACAAACCTAAACCATCAGTTATAGTTACAGTACCTCCTGTAAAGTCGGCGGTTTGACTTATAACTACATATTGTATTTTATCGTTACTAGAAGCATTTTGTATTTCATAATCTTCTCCAGAAGCCATTATATCTGCATCTAAAGTCAATTGCGTATCACTATCTACAGCAGTAACATTAGCAAAACTCTCGTCTGTAGTATTATACACTATATTACCTATTTTTACAGTAGAAGTAAAATTTTGAGAACTATCTACTAATTTATAAGTAGATGTCCCGTCTGCTGTTCCGGAGTCTAGTACAGATCCGTCTGTAACCTTTATGTCACTAACTGTATTACCCCATCCTACTTTATAACTATCCCAAAACTCATCTACAGCATTCCAAAATACAGTAGCAACTTGGCCCTGAACATCAAAGCTTAATGTAGATTGTAAAGGAGCATAAACAGGAATAATAATATCTTTTCCAGGAATAAAGTACATTGTACTATTACTAATTAAAGCTTGTCTTTCAGAAACAACGCTATTTCCTGGATTTAACCCTTCTTTAAAGAATCCGTAACCATCTAGAACTAACCAAGGTGTATTATTTGTTGCTGTTGCAGGAACTGTAATCGTATATGAATCACCTGTATCAGGAAATATATCACTACTTATTGAAAGTGTTGTATCATCATCTACAGCGCTAACTGTAGCGCTTGTAGAATCCGTTGTGTTGTTTACGGTAACTGTAGTTGAAGAAGGTAATAGTTTTCTTATAAATTGTTGCGCACTATCTACTAACTTATCTGTTGTAACAGTAGTAACTGTTCCAGACGTTACTTGTACACTTGTACTTATATTTACCCAAACCGCATCTGTTGCAAAATTATAATATTCAGTTTTAAAGTAATCTCTTATTATCTCCGCTATTTCTATGCTTGCAGAAGTTTTACTAAATATTTTATACCCTTCTCCAGAAACAATTATATCGGTATCTAAAGATAAAGTTGTGTTGCTGTCTACGGCGCTAACCAATGCAATTGTATTGTCTGTTGTATTGTAAACTAAATCACCAACCTCTACTGTTGAAGAGAATTGTTTTACTGCATCTACTAATTTATTAGCAGTTGTAGAAGTTGTTGTGCCAACTTCAACAACATCTTGTATTCTATCTTTTGTAATAGTATAAGTTGCAGAAGCAGGTTTGTTAGTTGTATAAAGTCCTGTATAAATAAATATTTCATAAGTAAATTTTTCTCCTAAAGCGGCAGCAGACTTATAAAATATAGGACTTCTTGATAATTGTGGTGTTGCCATATTACATTCTTTTTGATATGTTTTGTTCTAATGTTTTTTCTATTTGTTCAGCATATTTCTTAGCTGTAGTTTCTTCTATATAATCTTTTAATTCAGTAAAAGTATTTAAAACATAGTTTATTCCTTGATAACCCTCTCTTTGTATTTTTCTAGCTATCAAATAAGATACTCTATTTAAATTAGCTCCTTCTCTGCTCATAAATTTTCCACTACTATAATCTCTTATGCTAATTCCTTTATCTTGTATCCATTGTGCTATACTACTTATTGGTGGCATACCTCCTGGTCGTCTACCTAAATCTACATTCCCAGAATATTCAGCAGAGCTTTGTATTTCTAATACATTATTTTTTACTTGTGAACCAAAGCTACCATACAAATTTTCTGAAGCCATAGAATTCCAGGATCTTCCCGGTTTATTTTTTTTAAGATTATCTTGCATTTCAGCTATAATCTCCTCTCCTATTTCTTCCAATATTGTTTTTATGTCTATAGCCATACTAGCAAACGCTTGTTGTTTTGTTAGGTAATTCTATTACTAAATCTATTCCCCATCCTGCTAATTGATTCTCAAATCTATCTAAGAAAGGTTTAGCAGAGATATTTCCTCTAATCTGAAATAAATCATTATATGATGCTCCACGTCTCATATCACCCTGTAAAACATTGGCTGCCGCCAATTGAGTGTTTAGGACGTCTATTAAATTGTTGTTACCATAAAATTGATCAGAATCATTTACTTCTCTGTTATCGTCTATTATGTCTAAAAACAATACTGAGACATTCATAACTATAATATGATCTTGAAATGATACATCCCCTATTTGAACGTGTGCTAAAGGAAATATAGTTGTCTTTGCTAAGTCTACTTCCATAAGGTCACCAAAAGTGACCGTCTGGATGCTAGGATTAGATCTTAGATTATCTTTAATCTTGTTTAATGTTTCGTATACTGCTATCATCTTTTATAAGCTTGTTTTATCATTCTGGATTCTATTTCGTTTTTCTCTTTTTCAAATTCTAACCACATCATTGCTTTGTGGATATTAATTCTTGTAATTTCATCAATTTTTCTGACATCTCCTTTTGCAAGTGAATATATTGATTGATACCATCCCCATTTTTTTCCAAATCCTTGGGTGTATGTTCCTTGTTCAATGTCTGAGCTTGTGGCCGTAAAGAGTCCATCGTAGTTTTCGACAACTCGATCCCTAAATTCAAAAAAAAAAGCATTGCACCAATAGCAACAGAAGCCGGAGCATCTTTCATTATAGAACTGTACTTACTACTGCCTTCATATTTTTCTATTTTATAGAAGTCTTTATTTCCTGAAATGATAGGCCTGTAAAATACAGCCATAGCTTGATGCATAGTTTCCCAACTACTCATATACTTTTCTGCATCTATGTATTCACCTAAAGTCATTTTATCTAAGTTTGGCATAAATCCAAATTCAATAGTATCTCCTTTTGGATCTGTCATACTAAATCTTGTTGACAGCTTGCTTTTTGTAGAAAGCAATGCTGCCAAGTGTGTTATGATGGAATCAAATTTTGTTATAGGAAGTTCGTATGCCTCCTTCATAGTTATTCCGCAAAATATGCTTAATATCTTTAATGTAAGAAAGTTCTGATCTTCATTGTCCTTTGTCTCTTCAGATACTTTTACATATTTCTGATAGTCTTTTAAACTAATATCGTTTAAAGAAACCGGTACTTTTAATTTAAATGTTTTCTCCATATATACAGTTAATCTTAAATAGCATAAAGTGTATCAATAGAATTTTGTATATTAGATTTATGGAAACACACAATAATTTAAAATACTCTAGAAATGAAATTTATGCCTATGAGATTGGGTACAGAGTAACTGAAGATGGATTTCTTCAAAGTCCAAGCGGAAAACATATTGGATATATTCATTCAAGCGGATATGTTAAGTTTAGCTTACAAAATAAAATGAAAAGATTTTCTGTTAATGCACATAGACTTCAGGCTTATCAAAAGTATGGTGAGAAGATATACCAAAAAGGATTACAAGTAAGGCATCTTAACAACAACAAACAAGATAACTCATATTCCAATATTGCATTAGGAACTAATAAACAAAATGTCGCTGATAGAGATAGAGAAAGCGTTTTAAAGAACGCTCTATATGCTTCTTCATTTACTAAAAAATATGACTATGACAAAGTAAAGTCTTATTATAATAAAACAAGGTCTTATAAGTTAACTATGCAAGAGTTTGATATTAGTAGCTCATCAGCTTTGCACTACATATTAAAGAAAGTTTGTTAATAACTTTATTGAAAATAATAAACAAAAAGGCAAACAAAATGATAAAAAAATGATTGTCTATATGTCAATAGACGAGGATCGTCCATAACGATACTCGGATATGCTCCTCTAACGAGATTTAAATTTCAATATCAAATATATTAATACATAAAGAGAGGTTTTGGGGTAACTATATTCTTTTCTCAGATACACCCGTAAACAACTTTATTTTTCTAAACTATTAAACCTGTTTTGGGTTGATTTGGTTAAACTTAGTATAGTGGTGTATAGACCTTCCGTTTTACGTTAATTTTTCTCTGTCTGGATATCCAGTTTAAAAATTATTCGTCCAGCTCGATGAATTCGCAATGTTCCAAACAGTCTGAGCATCTTAAGTACCTGGACTCATTTAACCAGGGCGAAGCTCCGCAACAATTTGAGATTATTTCATTCATATTTTTAAGATTTGATTTGATAAAAGAGTTTATTTATTCCCGCAAATAATAACCCCCTTGAAAAATAGAGGGTTATATATTTACTAGGATCAAACAAAACAAACTATTTATTTTAAATAAGTTGATAAAATTGTGTCTCCGTCTTCATTCATAAAAGTTCCAAAAACAAATTCCCTTTCTTTATTTGGTGCAATATTATCTGTTATAAC